ACTTCTATTCAAGAAATTGATACTCAAATTGAAGATCAGGGATATATTACAACTTTACAATTGATTGGAATTGGATCCACAGCATCTGCAACTGCTTTGATTAATACTGGTTATATTAGAGAAATATATTTAAACAATGATGGTTACGACTACACCTCGTCACCAACTGTTTCAATTTCAACAGCACCATCTGGTGGAACTAACGCCACAGCAGTTGCTATTACGACAAATAGAGCAGGTATTTATTCAATTGAGTCTATTGTATTAATTAATGCTGGTGCAGGATACACTGTTGCCCCAACAATTACAATAGTTGGTGGTGGTGGATCAGGTGCTGCGGTAACTTGTGCAATTGAAACTTCTAGAAGTGGAATTTCTAGGTTTGCAGTAACTTCAGGGGGAAGTGGATATGTCACACCACCAACTGTTACTATTACAGGTTCAGTTGGAACTGGACAAACTGCCACAGGGGTTGCTGTAGTTGGTTCTGGTCAATCTATTTCTTCAATTAGGATCACCAATCCTGGCGTTGGTTATACTATAGCACCGATTGTTACAATCGCCGCTCCATCAATTTTATCTGGAGTTGGTACATATCAGTTTAATGAAGAAGTGGTTGGTTCTCAATCTGGAACTAGAGCACGTGTTAAATCTTGGGACTATGACACTAAGATTCTCAAGGTTTCTTTAGTCGATAATGCAGCAACAAGAGGTTTTTATGGCGGTGAACTTATTGTTGGTGCAGCATCTAGTGCTACATATTCTCTCGGTTCTTTTGATTCTTGGGATCAATATGATAAATATAGTGAAAATATAGAAATTGAAAATGCAGCTGAAGGCATTATAGATTTCTCAGAGTCCAATCCATTTGGTACATTTTAATGCTAGGAACTTATTACTATCACGAAATTATTAGAAGAACAGTGATTGCCTTTGGCACACTGTTTAATGACATTTATGTTAGACACAAAGACTCAAGTGGTGATAGTATCAGTGAAATGAAAGTTCCATTGGCATATGGACCAATTCAAAAATTTCTTGCAAGAATCGAGCAACAACCAGAATTAAATAAACCAATTGCAATGACGTTGCCTAGATTATCATTTGAGATGAATTCAATTCAGTATGACCCAACAAGAAAGGCAAATATAACTCAAACATTTAGAGCTTGTGACGGTTCTAATTTAAAAAAAGTTTTTTTACCCGTACCATATAACATTGGGTTTCAACTGAACTTAATGACAAAGCTTCAAGATGATGCTTTGCAGGTAACGGAACAAATTCTTCCTTATTTCCAACCTTCATTTAATCTTACCGTCGATCTTATAGATTCTATTGGAGAAAAAAGAGATATACCCATTGTATTAGATAATGTTTCGTTTGTCGATGATTATGAAGGTGATTTTTCGACAAGAAGAATTTTAATTTATACCTTTAATTTTACGGTTAAAACATATCTGTTTGGACCTGTAGCAGAAACAACTGATGGTCTGATTCGTAAGGTTCAAGTTGATATGTATAGTGATACGAATAGACAAACTGCAAAGAGAGAGATGAGATATACCGTTCAACCAGATCCTTATGATGCTGCACCAGATGACAATTTTGGATTTGATGAAGAATGGTTATCTTTTGATGACTCTAAGACTTATAGTCCTACACAACAAACTGACATTTAATATCTTATGAAAAGTAATTATGATGGTCTAGATGATGCTCTCAACATTGAAAGTAAAATTGTTGAGGTAGAAAAGACTGAAAATAAATTAGAAGTTGTACCAATTCAAGGTCAAGACATCAAAAAAGATTATGAATACACACGCGCAAATCTTTATTCTTTGATAGAAAAAGGTCAAGAAGCTATTAATGGAATTATGGAACTTGCTGGCGAAAGTGATTCTCCTAGGGCGTATGAAGTTGCTGGTCAATTAATTAAAAGCGTTGGTGATGTGACAGATAAACTCATTGATTTGCAAAAGAAACTTAAAGATGTTGAAGAGGATACTACAAAAACAACAAATAATGTCACTAACAATGCAGTATTTGTAGGATCAACATCGGAACTTTCTAAACTACTCAAGCAAGGTTTTCTAAATAATAAGGAGTAGTTTTTACATTAAATGAGTTGGTCTAAGGATTATAAAAAATCGATAGACTGTGATAGTCCAAAAGGATTCTCACAAAGAGCTCATTGTGCTGCTCGTAGAAAAAGGGCAAGAGGTGAAGAAACAAAATCTAAGTCACCTTTTAATGAGATGCACGAAGTAAAATCCCACAAGTCAGTTGAGCAAATTGCAAAGAAACATCGTCTTGATGTTTCTTTCATAAAAAGGCAACTTGAAATGGGAATTCCTATTGAACATGAGCATACAAAAGATAAAGATTTAGCAACTGATATTGCTCTTCAACATCTTGATGAAATTCCAGATTATTATACTCGTCTTAAAAAGATGGAAGCAGATGCTAAAAAGCATCATAAGAAATTTAAAGATGTAAAAGAAGAAACTACATCTGGTGATGAAGGTCTTCACGATTGGTTTAACAAATCAAAGTCTTCTGATGGTAAAAAAGGATGGGTTCAACTTGGTGGAAAGTTTTCGGGTAAACCATGTGCTCGCCAACCTGGACAAACTTCTACACCAAAGTGTGGAAGTTCTAAAATGAAAAGAGCACTTTCTAAAGACGAAGAAGAATCTGCAAGAAGAAGAAAAAATCGTTTAGATCCTAATCAACCAGAAAAAACTGGTGGCGCTAAACCAACAAACGTAAGAACTGAAGAAATGGATTTACAAGAAGTCAAGGACAAACCAGGTAAAGGTAGCGGTAAAAAAGACGCTTGCTATCATAAGGTAAAGTCAAGATATGATGTTTGGCCAAGTGCATATGCATCAGGAGCACTTGTCAAATGCCGTAAAGTTGGTGCCAATAACTGGGGTACAAAATCGGAAGATTGTTGGGATGGTTATAAGCAAGAAGGTATGAAAAAGAAAGGTAAAAAACTTGTCCCAAATTGTGTACCAGTAAAAGAGGAGCAAACAATGATTAGATATTGTCCCAAGTGCCAAAAAGATGAAACCCGTAGTGAATGCAAGTACGGACCAAAGTATTGGGATATGTTCTCAATTCCATCGGCACTCACAACTAATCAATTAAAATATAATATTGCTACGGTTCATCCTGGCAATTTCCCAGAGTCATATGACCACGAGTATTCAATGGCTCGTTCGGAACTTTCCACAATCATCTCTGCTGCAAAGAGACTTCGTAAAAAAATGAAAGGCGAAGGTAATATTGAAGCGTGGGTTCAATCAAAAATTACTAAAGCAGCAGATTATATTGATGCTGCCGCAGATTATATCGACAGTGGTGAAATGAAGACCGAAGAATATTCAAACTGGAGAGCAGATTTTGGATTATCGGAAGATTGGCAGAAAGTCAATCGTCAAGACAAAACTGATGGTTTGAGTCAAAAAGCAGTTGATGCTTATCGTCGTGAAAATCCAGGTTCAAAACTACAAACTGCCGTCACTGAAAAAAATCCAACAGGTAAAAGAGCAGGTCGTCGTAAGAATTTTTGCAGCAGAATGAAGGGAATGAAATCAAAACTGACTTCAGCAAAAACTGCAAGAGATCCAGACTCAAGAATCAACAAAGCACTTCGTCGTTGGAACTGTAACTAAAATGAAATCCTTTCAACAGTTTATTTCCGAAAGCATCAATATTGCCGGAGATTTCAATGGAAATCTTTACATGAATGCATCTCAACCAGAAACAGCAACCGAATCTTTTCTTGCTGATGTAGTTTGGCAAGGAAGATTATATCGTATGGAAGTCGAAGGTAAGATGCTGGATAAAAATCAACTTGCGGAACAACTACAAAAAGAATATCCTGGAGCGATAGTTCATAATATCTATCCAGCAGAATCTACTTCTATAAAAGTTAAAAACGCAGAAAGATACAGACCAGAAAGACTATCTTGGAGTGATTGATTAATGGCTCAGTGGAATAAGAACGAACAGGACTTTCTAAATCAAGAAAGAACTTTATTTGAGGTTTATAATATAGCAGATCACTGGGGAAACCAGACCGATTGGAGACCTCAGTTTTCTAATAATAATAGATTAAAAACAGCACCTTTCCAAACAGTTTTCTTTAATACTTTTCAGTATGGTAAAGAAACTGATGTTTGGGATGAAAGAATAGTTGGAGTTGGAACCGCAACCTGGAACCAATATTCCAGTAATGTAACTATGCAAGTAGGTGTTACTACTGGAAGTAAAGTCATCAGGCAAACCAAGAATGTGATGAGATACATTCCCGGCAGACCTGCAACACTTGCGTTCGCAATTCGCCTTGATACTCCACAAGTTGGTATTCGTAGAAGATTTGGTCTATTTGATGATAATAATGGTGCTTACTTTGAGGATGACGGCGGAACATATTCTTATGTAATTCGTACCAGCACATCTGGCATTACTACAGAAATAAGAGTTGGTAGAAATGACTGGAATGGTGAAAAGTTTGATGGTAATGGTTGGACTGGTGTAACCGCAGACCCAACAAAACAACAGATGATTTCTATTAGTTATGAGTGGTATGGTGCAGGAACCGTAGATTTTGCTTGGTTAATGTCAGGTGAAACTGTTAAAAGTCATACTTTTTATAACTCAAATAATCTTGATAAAGTTTGGTGTTCTACTCCTTTCCTTCCTATTCGTCTTGAGATTGAGAATGTAACTGGTGTTGCAGGAACTCACTATATGTACCAGGGTTCCAATTCTCTTATCCAAGATGGTAATGTAGATAAACTTGGAACTCTTTTGAGTCAGTCTAATGGTATTACTGGAACCACAATGATTACGGATAATGTGTTTTATCCCATTGTAAGTTTGCGTCTTAAATCAACTGCTTTAAATTCAGTAATGCTTTTACGGTCTCTACAAGCAGTAACTAATGATAATACAAATGTTTATTGGAAACTTTTGCAGAATGCAACATTAACTGGCGCAAACTGGACAAATCATGCCGATGTAGATTCATTTGTTCAGTATGATATTTCTGCAACTGCTCTTTCTAATGGTAGAGATATTCTTTCTGGTTTTATAGTTTCAGGTGGTTCTACTTTGATTGAAGTTGATAGACTAGCAGACTTACAACTTTCAAGATCTGGTATTGGAACGATCAGTGATACTTTTACACTTGCTTGTGCATCTCCAAACACAAACAAAAAAGCACTCGCAGTATTGAACTGGATTGAACAAAGGTAATTTATTATGAGTGAAGTTTATCTTGGTAATCCTAATTTAAAAAAAGCAAATACAGCGATTGAATTCACTGAAGAACAAATCATTGAGTTCTTGAAGTGCAAAGAAGATCCTGTCTATTTTGCTAGAAACTATATCAAGATTGTTTCTCTGGATCACGGTCTTGTTCCTTTTGAGATGTATCCATTTCAAGAGAAGTTAATCGATAATTTCCATAAGAACAGATTTAATATCTGTAAGATGCCCCGCCAGACGGGTAAATCGACGACTTGTGTTTCATATTTGTTACATTATGCAGTATTCAACGATAATGTCAATATAGCTATTCTAGCAAACAAAGCATCTACTGCTAGAGACCTGCTTGGAAGATTACAACTTGCTTATGAGAATCTACCAAAGTGGATGCAGCAGGGTATTATATCCTGGAACAAAGGTAGTCTAGAATTAGAAAATGGCTCCAAGATTTCATCTAACTCTACTTCTTCATCTGCTGTCCGAGGCGGATCCTATAATGTCATCTTTCTTGACGAGTTCGCT